AGAAATCCAGTCTAGAATTTACGACCTAAATGATAGGCTGGATTCCACTATTTCTAATAGCGAAATTAGAAAAATAGAAAAAATAAAAAGCAAACTCTATAAAGAAAAAGATAAGCTAATTAGAAATTTAAGCGAACTATGCTAACTAGAGATTTTTTATTATCTAGGGGTGAATGTTGTGGATTAAAATGTAAAAATTGTCCATACACCAAGCCCCATAGAAAAGGAAATAAAGAGATCGATGTTTACATCACCGAACGAGAGAATAGATTGGAAAACAGAATTGAGACAGGCAAGAGTACAATGGAAAAGCCTCATAAAAAAGGCTGAGGACTTTTGCACATGTGCCGTTGGCCACCAAGACAGTATTATACCAAGGACTATTGGTGGCGTACCTTCTTTTAAGTCTTTACAAAATCTAGGGTATTCGTTTTTAAAAGCTTGTGAAGACCGAGATAATAGATTAGCCATAGATATACTTAAAAAAATAGAAAAAGAAAGTAATTCATTAAGCAGGCAATGCTTAAAAAAGCTTAAATCTATTTTTAAGAAAAATGAAGAAAAGCTAAATCTGTATAATCAGGGCCAAAAAATCTTTCATGTGACAATAGATAAAGAAGGATATATTGTTAACATAAAAGATGACTCTAAATATTCTATTGAAATAAATAATATGCATGAATTTAATATAAAAACAAACGGTGACTAATGGCAGCTTTAGATTGGATAGGTCATATATTCGAATGGATAGGGAGTTTTATCCCTAGAATTTTACACATAAAATCGACCCATAGGGGCGTGATGTTTATTAGGGATAAGGCTAAAGAAATAGGGCCCGGCCTTCATGTATATTTGCCATTTTGGGCTAATCCCGAAACATATCCTGTTAAACGTCAAACTATCAATCTTCCGGCACAAGTATTGACTACATCTGATAAAAAATCTGTAGTTATAGATGTGGCTGTTATCTACGAAGTTGATGATATTCTTAAAGCTTTGGTTGATACTTTCAATCTAGAAGATACTATTAGAGACACGGCACAAGGAGCGGTGAAGCGGGTTGTTATTACCGAAACATTTGATGACCTACAAAGAAAGCAAACATTGATAGATAAATTATTAACAAAAAAAGTGAGAGCGTTTTTGCGCCCATATGGAATAAAAGTCATTAAAGCTTTTGTAATTTCATATTCTCAAGTAAAAGTTTTTAGACTAATTCAAGACCAAAATGATTTTAAGATGACGCCACCAAATGCTCAATGATTATAAATATATGGCTTCTTGGCTAGAAGAAGACCCTAGTATTACTTTTTTAAGCGAAGTACCAAAACACCCTGTCTGGATTTTTTGGGATGGCGAGTCTCTAGTAGATGATAAACCACCAAAACGTATAAAAATATTATTAACAGGACTGACGTATAGATGGGAAGACTTTCAAAAGATCCGAAACAAAAAGAGATTATAGATTTTGCCGCAGAAAGAGCGGTACTAAGTGGCATTGCCCAATATGGATTAGACTGTTTATTAGAAATAGATTTTATTGATGCAGGATCATTTTCTGATACGCTAAACTCCAGCCTATTTTCTTGCTTAAAAGAAGTAGCTATGTCTGGAGCCAATATAGAACTATCTTCAATATTATCTAAAGCGAATGAATTAGGATTTTATCATTTGCTTAGCAATAATGAAGAAATTGCCTTTATTCGTTCTTTATTTAATTTTCCCATAAACAAAAATAATATTGTCAATTTTGCTGCTAAATTAGCAAAACTAAAATTAGCCCGGGATTTAAGGCAGACACTACAATCATGCGATAATAATCTAGCATCGATTACTGGCGAAGAGTCTATATCTGATTTACTTGGGCTGGTAGAAGGGCCTATTTTAGACGTAGTCTTTCAGACTTATAGAACTGATGAAAATAAAACAGTGGTTCTAGGAGAAGATGTAGATGACTATATAGACCATCTAATCAATAATCCAACCGATATGATCGGTATTAGTACCGGCTTTGCAGAATTTGATAGGTGTATAGGCGGCGGACTACGTCGCAAGGGAGTCGCTCTTGTAGGAGCTAGAGCAAAAGTGGGTAAAAGTCTTTTTGCTGACGCCGTAGCTATGCATGCGGCTGGTAAACTCGATATACCTGTCCTAATGCTAGATACCGAAATGAGCAAAGAAGATCACTATAACAGAATCATTTGTAGTCTTAGTGAAGTAACACTAGATGAATTTACTACGGGCAAGTTTGCCTCAGACCCCGCTAAATTAGATAAAGTAAAACAGTCAGCAAATTTATTAAAAAATATTCCATATCACTATGTTAGCATCGCCGGGCAATCATTTGAGTCCATCTTAGCCATTATGAGAAAATGGTTATATCAACATGTTGGCTTTGATGAAAATGGAAAGACCAAAGACTGTATAATTATTTATGACTATTTAAAGTTAATGAGTGCTGATAGCATAAGCGAAAGCATGCAGGAATATCAGGCGCTTGGTTTTTTGATTACTCAACTACATAATTTTTGCGTAAAGTATGATGTTCCATGTCTTAGTTTTGTTCAGTTGAATCGAGACGGTGTCACTAAAGAATCTACAGACGTTGTTTCGGGATCAGATAGATTAGTTTGGCTATGTACTTCGTTTTCTATTTTTAAAGTTAAATCATCAGAAGAACAGGCAGAAGATTTAGAAAATGGATGTAAGAAAGCCTATAACAGAAAGCTTGTTCCGCTAATAGCTCGTCACGGGGGCTGTCTAGAAGACGGCGACTATATAAATATTAGAATGGATGGGGCTATAGCTAAATTAACCGAAGGCCCTACCAGAAACGAGCTTAACACAAGAACTATAGATGATGGATTTGAAACAGATGAATCAGATACAGATATATCAAATTTGTAACCTACTGGTTGAAAGATTACCAGATTTATTAGATAGATTAAACATAGAATATAGAGAATCAAACGGTTCTTTTTCTTTTTGTTGCCCTATTCATTCTGGCGACAATGGTCTTGGTTGCAGCATAAGAAAAGATAGTGGCTATTGGACATGCTGGACTAATTTATGCCACGAAGAATTCAAGAATACAATATTTGGATTTGTTAGAGGCTGTTTGTCTAATATCAAGGGACAAAAAGCAAGCATGTCCGAGACACTTGATTATTGCATGAAGTTCTTAAATCTATCAGAGATAGAAGAAGAAAACAACGAATCTAAATTTAACTTATTGAAAGAATTAAAGCTCTTAGAGACCTTTAATAAAGAATTGGTACGGTCACAATCAGCTTTAACAAAAGATAAAATTAGGTCAAGCCTAAGTATTCCATCTAAATTTTATATGGATAACTCTAGACAGGATAGAAATTTTTCAAAAGAAATACTTGATAAATTTGACGTAGGCGATTGCTTCGCACAGAATAAAGAAATGTATTGCCGAGCCGTAGTACCTGTATACGACGAAGATAATAACTATGTTGGATGCATAGGAAGAACATTGAACGAAGGATATGCTAAATGGAAAAACAGTAAGGGTTTTCAAAAAGCTTCTTTTTTATATGGACTAAATTTTGCCAAAGAATCAATTCTATCAACAGGAGTAGTTAATATAGTCGAAGGACAGAGTTGTATATGGAGATTGCACGAAGCAAATTTTCCTAATTCTGTTGGTCAATTCGGTGCAGAAATTAGTGACGATCAAGTATTTTTATTAGAGAAAAGCGGGGCTTTAACAGTTATTATCTTAACAGATGCAGACGAAGCTGGAGATAAAGCTGCACAAAAAATTATCAAAAAATGCGGCAGAAGGTTTAATTATATTAGACCTAATATGCCAGCAAAAGATATTGCAGAATTAACAATTGAGCAAACTAAACAATTTTTGGGAGAAGTTTATGGCAAACATAATTGCCCTATGTGGAAAAAAGGGTAGCGGTAAAAATACTCTTTGTAATTTTTTGCACGGGTATCAACTAAAGTCTTTAGAAATTATTAATGATTTTTATCTAGATGATAAAGGTGGATTAATTATTAACACAAATACCCTAGATGAAAATATGCAAGAGGTCAAGGCTGATCTATTGATTGATGTAACTAGAACAGATTTAGAATTTGGCGAATGGGCGGCGTATAATGTATGGCCGTTCATTAAACATTATGCTTTTGCTTCTGTTTTAAAAGAAATTGCAGAAAAGCTATTTGATATTCCAAAAGAATGTCTTTACGGAACAGATGAACAAAAGAATCAGACTATCGCTCATTTACTTTGGGAAAATATGCCCGGGGTCATTTCTGATAAGGATCTTTATAATGCTGCAACAAAAAATAATTATGGGGATGGTGTTAAAAAATTTATTTTACAGATGACATATCATGCAGCGGGTCCAATGACAGCCCGAGAGTTTATGCAGTTTTTTGGTACTGAAGTAATGCGTAAAATGTATGATAATATTTGGATCAATAAAGTTATTAAAGATATTCAAACAGAAGATCCGCAAATTGCAGTAATTTCAGATTGTAGGTTTAAGAACGAGGCTGTTGCGCTCAAGCAAATAGGTGCAAAGCTGGTATATCTGGATCGCTCAATATCAAATACCGATTCGCACGCTAGCGAAAATGGCTTTGATGATTTTGATGATTTTGATCTTACTATTAATAATTCAAACATGAGTGTTCTAGATACGTGCCGAGCCCTATTATCTGGTATTGAATCGTGGGGCTGGATTAAAGATGAACCAAAAAAAGAAACAGGAATAAAGAAGATTAAATAATGCTATGTCCATATATAAGATCGTCAAGTTACGGAGCGTATGAGTATTGCGCATTAAAGTATTTTTTCAATTATAATTTAGGATGGTCAGAACCCTCGGGCCTCAAGGCTCAGCTTGGCACAATTGTTCATAAGGTAATGGAATGCTTAGCTGCTTGCAAACAAAAAATTCAAAAGAATGAAGAGTTAGTTGTAAACGATGAACACATAGGAGAAATTTCTTTTACTAAAAAAAGTCTTGGTACTAAAAAGTTTGTACTAAGTTTGTTAGACAGAAGTTTTGAGCATTATTCGCAATCAGATAAAACTAATAATTATTCTAAAAAAGAATATGATACTTGTGAAGAATGGGTTTGGATGGCTTTAGAATATAACAATGGCCAATTTGATCCTAGAAATAGGGCTATTGTAGCCCCAGAACAAGAGTTCAATATTCCAATTATGGAGGATTGGGCTATAATGAATGATGGCGGCAGGCTTGCTATTAAGGGCACAATCGACCTTATTACACAGCTTGGAGATGATACTATTGAGGTAGTAGACTGGAAAACTGGGCAAAGAAAGAATTGGGCGACCGGAGAAGAGAAAACATATGAAAAGCTTGAAGAAGATGCCCAGCTTTTACTTTACTACTACGCAATATCTAAACTGTTTCCGGAATTTAAATATATTATTATGACAATATTTTTTATTCGGGACGGCGGACCTTTTAGCATGTGTTTTGACGCATCTGATTGTACTAAATTTTTATCAAAGCTGGAAAAAAGATATAAGCAGATATTAAATGACATAAACCCAAAACCAATCAAGGCAAACCGTAATGATTTTAGGTGCACTAAACTTTGTCATTTTTATAAAAATAAATGGCCAGATTCAGATAAGACTATGTGCAACTATGTAGAAGATCATATTAAAGTATACGGCTTAGAAGAAACTATCAATAAGTGCAAAAATCCAAAATTCAACGTAAATAACTATAAGGCCCCGGGGGCTTCAGAATGATAGAAGTAGAAATTACCGAACAAATGAAACGCCGAGCTTGGAAAAAGGCTAGAGAAATGGGCAAGTTAAAAAATTCCATTACAAAAGGCGATGGTAACATTGCCGCTTTCTTGGGAGAAGAGGTTGCTAATGCTATTATCAAGGGAAAAATAGAAAATACCTATAACTATGATATTATTGATGATAGCGGTATTACTTATGATGTAAAAACAAAACGCTGTACATCTGAGCCCAAGCCAGATTACGAATGTTCTGTGGCTAATTTTAACACTAAACAAAATTGTAGCAGATATGTTTTTGTCAGGATTGAAAATATAAATGGAAAATGGGGTAGGGCTTGGGTTCTTGGATATCTGCCAAAAGAAGAATATTTTCAAAAAGCCAAAAAACTAACAAAAGGACAAAGAGACGGAAGCAATTGGTTTAAAGTTAAAAGTGATTGCTACAACGTCAGAATTGATGAATTATATAAATTTGGAGAAGATCAATGCTAAAAGAAAAAGAAGAAATTATTAAAAAAGATTATATGTCGGTTGTTTTTGCTGGATGTATTGTATCATATAAAAATATTACATTGTGTGATTTAACTGACCATGTGCCATATCTAAAAAATAAAACTAACGGAATGTATCAGGTACACTCAGACAACTCTAAGGCAAAATTTTCTGAGATATATTACAATATTGAAGAAGCAGTAAATAAATTTATTGAGCTTAAATTACAGGTGATGACAGAATGAACTATAATACATTCATAATTTTTGACTTTGAAACAGGAAGTGCTAATCCTCATAAATGTCAGCCTACACAGATAGCAGCAATTGCTCTGCATAGCAGAAAATTAACAATTGAGCCCAACGGCATATTCAACATAGAAATTCGTCCAATCCTAGATGACGAAAAAGCTGTGGCTGCGGGCCTTGATCCAGTTGAAGATAAAGCTTTAGAAATAACCAGAAAAACTAGAGAAGGGCTTGCTAATGCTACGCCATTAAAAATAGCTTGGGATAGCTTTGTTCAGTTTGTAAATAGATTTAATTACAAGAAAAGTGATTTTACGGCACCTATTCCGTGCGGCTATAACATTAATGGATTTGACTTACCTATTGTACATAGATTGTGCAAAGAATATGGCCAAGTGGACAAAGAAGGAAGGCCGAACCTATTTAACAAAATTTTCAAAGTAGATTTGATGGATTTGGTCTTTACATGGACTGAAGATAACGATAAGATAAAAAGCCGTAGTCTAACCGCGATATCAGAATATCTAGGACTCCCATCAGCAAATATAGAAAATGCCCACGATGCGTTGCAAGACGTAAAGAATACTGCAAATATTTTTATTAAGTTTATGAAATATCATAGAACACTAGCGACAAAAACTAAGTTTGAAAAAGCCTTTGCTGGGCAGGAGTTGTATATTAAATGAATTGGGCGTCTCTCCATAACCACAGTCACTTGTCGTTATTAGACGGTTATAGTAAGCCAAAAGACATGGTCAAGCGATGTAAAGAGTATGGATACAAGGCTTGTGCTTTGACCGATCATGGCTCCATATCTGGCTGCGTAGACTTTTTTTCCGAGTGTAAAAAGGGTGGGATTAAACCCATTCTGGGTTGCGAGTTTTATATAAGCAAAGATGCCAAAGATAGATCATCCGAAAATAAAGGCTTAAATCACGTTGTTATATTAGCTAAAAACCTACAAGGATGGAAGGAATTAATTCGCTGTGTTTCAGAAAGTTATCACCCAGATAATTTTTATTATAAGCCACGTATTGACTATTCAATCATGAAGAAAAATCTTGGCAATGGAAATCATATTTGCATTAGTGGTCATCCGGGCACGGCTATATCTGAATCTTTATTCTTTTCTAATAATGTTTTTGATGCAGAATCATATGAAGAAGCCCGGGCTTATTTAAGGCCAGACTGGAAAGAGTCTTGTTATGAGGTTATAAAGCTGCATCAAGAAATCTTTGGAAATGATTTTTATCTAGAGATTCAGCTAATAGATCAAGAAGTTCTACATGCAGCAAAAGTAATAGGCCAATGCTTGAGAGAAATAGCAGCCGAGTATAATATTCAAACTGTAGCTACTGCGGATAGTCATTATGTAGATAAGTCGGACGCAGTATATCAAAGAATTCTATTGTGTTCTGCGTTAAAAAAGACTATGCCACAAATCAACAGGGCGATACAAAAGAAAGAAAAGGTCCCACTGAAAGGATTTTTTATTTCAGACAATTATCACATACCTTCGCCGGGCGAAATATTAGCTTTGCATACACAGGAAGAGATAGATAATGCTGGAAAGATTGTTGATAAGTGCGAAGAATATAACATTCTAAATAGTCCTATTTTGCCGCATTTTAGTTGTCCCGATGGAATGAGCGAGTTTGAATATTTAAAACATCTTTGCCGTAAAGGATGGCAAGAACTACTGGTGAAAAAGGGTAAAGTCTCTACACAAGAATCTAAAAGCATATATGAAAACAGAATCAAAGAAGAATTGGAAATTATTAAAGACGCTGGACTATCTGGCTATTTTCTAATTGTTCAAGATATTGTCAACTGGGTAAGAAAACAAGGCTGGCTACCGGGCCCGGGCCGTGGAAGTGCTGCTGGCTGTTTAATATCTTATTTAGTTGGTATTACTTCTATTGATCCTATTCCGTTTAAGCTTTTGTTCTCTAGATTTTATAATAGCTCTAGAAAGGGTAGCTTGCCGGACATTGACGTAGATGTTCCAGCCGAACATAGAGACGAAGTTATCGAATATATCAAACAAACATATGGACATGAAAATGTTTCTCAAATGGCTACATTTGGTAGACTTCAGGGCAGATCAGCAGTCAAGGAAGTATTAAGAGTAGAAGATATCGTTTCATTTACTGAAATGAATGAAATAACAAAGTATATTCCAGACGAGGCTGAAATCTCTGACGAATTAGAAGAAATGGAAGATAAGTCTATTATTAGATGGGCGCTTATTAATAATCCTAAAAAATTAGAGAAGTGGTGCTCTTTAGTAGACGGTAAACTAATTGGCGATCTAGCAGATGTTTTTGAAAAAGCAATTAAGGTTGAAGGCACCTACAAATCGCAGGGCAAGCATGCTGCCGGTATTATTATTGCCGCTTCTCCATTAGCGGATATTTGTCCGATGGTACGCGACAGTGAAGGCAATCCGGTAGCCGGTTTTGAAATGGGCGATCTTGAATCTATTGGTCAGGTAAAGTTTGATATTCTTGGTGTTGATATTTTAAGCAAGATTGATAAAATAGCTAAGTATGCCAATATAGACTTGGACAACTGGGAAGACGTAGAGACTTGGAGATTATTGTGCGAAGGCGATACAAGAGGAGTTTTTCAGCTTGAGTCACAGCTTGGTAAAACATGGACTAAAAAATTACAGCCACATATGCTGGAAGAAGGATCGGCCCTTGTAGCTTTAATTAGGCCGGGCACACTGAATGCCTATTTTGAAGGCAAGTCTATGACACAACACTATATTGATCGCAAGTCTGGTAAGGATGAGGTAAAGTATTTTCATCCGGCCCTAGAGCCTATTCTGAAAGATACTTACGGCGTTTTAGTTTATCAAGAACAAAGTATGATGATAGCTAGAGAAATAGCTGGATTTACAGAGCAAGAAGCCGATAACTTGCGTAAAGCTATGGGTAAAAAACTTGCTGATCTTATGGCTAAAGTTAAAATATCTTTTATTGAAGGTGCTGAAAAAAAGGGCATTGTAACTAAAGAAGAGGCAGAACAAATCTTTGAATGGATTGAAGCATCAAACAGATATTCGTTTAATCGATGCTTGGACCCGACGACAACGGTTAATACTAAAGATGAAATTAAGATGTTGTGCGAATTAAATCTAGGAGATATGATATTAGCACCAAATAAAAATGGACAAGATCATTATGTTGAAGTAATAGACATAATACATAATGGCGAAAAAGAAGTATATGAAATAGAAACAGATTCGGGCCATAGTATTAAATGTACCCTAGATCATAAATTTCTATGCTCTGATTTTATAACACGGCCATTGTATGAAATTTTAGACCAAGGTTATGAAATTATTGTGTATAATAATTAGTATGGGTTTTATTAACAGGAGGCATACTAATGATTATAGAAAAGAAAGAATGGGAGTTTTGTAAAATATGTAATTATTCTTTATCAGAAATGGTAAAACAATATGGAGGGACAGGGGTTTATAAATCTCAATGTTTTAAAAAGCATATAGAAGAATGTCATGAGTTATCCTTAACAGACTATTTTGGATATGGCCCAAGCTGTCCTTGCGGTGCGTGCAATAAAAAACTAACGGTCATATTAGATGGCTCTAATATTAGATATAAAAAGATAGCATGTGGTTTAAATGAAGGTGTAAAAAAATGGTCACAAGAAGCAAAAACCAATAGGGTCGGAAGCAATAATCCGATGTTTGGAAAAATACCTTGGAACAACGGATTGAATAAAGAAAATTCTGACTTAATGAAAAGAATATCAGATAAAGCCATAGGTAGAAAGCCGTCAGTAGAAACTAAACAAAAACAAAGCGAGTCAGCTAAAAAAAGATCTGTACATGGACATACTGGACATAAACATACCGAAGAAACTAAACAGAAATTAAGAGAGAATACATTAAGATTAATCAAAGAAGGCATTTTTAAACAAAATGATACTTTACCATGTCGAAAATTTAAAGATTTATTAGAAGCCAATAACATAAACTACGAACAAGAAAAAAGAATCGAATATTGGTCTTTTGATTTTTATCTCATTGACTATAATATATGTATAGAAATAGATGGAGATTATTGGCACAGTAATCCCAAGATATACAAAGATGGACCGAAAACATCTACGCAAAAAAGAAATGCCATTAGAGATATTAAGAAAAATAAATTTTGTAAAAATAATAATATAAAATTGATAAGATTTTGGGAATCAGACATTCTAGGAGATATTGAATGCATACTGCAAAAATTATTAGATGTAATAAAATAGGAATAATTCCAACTATGGATATAGAGGTGCGATCAGAAGACCATATATTTTATGGTGATGGCATAGCTGTATCTAATTCACATTCTGTATCTTATGGACTCAACGCTTATTGGAGCGCTTTATGTAAGGCAAAAAGTATTCACAAGTTCTATGAAGTTTATTTAAATCATGCTAGACGTAAGCCCGATACTCAAGAAGAAATTCGGGGCTTGATATATGATAGCAAGATACATAATGTAGATGTATTGCCACCGAGGCTTGGTAATTTATATAAAGATTTTACTATACATAAAGATAAAATCTATTTTGGTATTTCTTTAGTGAAAGATATTGGCGAGTCCGAATCAGAGAAAATATTGTCTCTACTGCCTAATACTATTAAAGAGCTAGATTGGATATCGGTACTATGTAATTTTGCTAATAAAATAAATAAGCGGGCTTTTATAGCCATGATATCGTGTGGTATTTTTAATAATAAACTAAACACTGTTTCTAGAAACAGGATGTTATTTGAGTATGATGCATGGAAAAAACTCACGCAAAGAGAGGTAGATTTTATTAAGAATAATGTTGAGTATACAGAATCTTTATCTCACCATATTAACGTTTTGATACATAATTTTAAAGTTAATAAACCGAGATTAGACATACTAATGGGCATAAAAAAGCTACTTGATAATCCTCCAACAGATCTAAATGATCACGCTTCTTGGATAGCAGAGAAAGAAGAATACTATATGGGCATTCCGATGACATGTGCAGCTAGCGATATGGGTGATACTGATATAATCAATGCAGAATGTAAGGAAATTTATCAGGGAATTGTTAAAGGCCCGGCTAACCTTGGTGTTACTATTAATGGATTGAGAGAGTATGTTATTAAGAAAGAGGGAAAGAATAAGGGTAAAAAAATGGCATTCTTGTCTGTTTCAGACCATAGTGCTATTTTAGATTCCGTTATTGTTTTTCCAGATTCTTATGATCAGTATAAAAAAATGCTATACGAAGGAAATACTGTGATACTTATTGGAAAACCTTCAGATAGCAAAGATGGTTTTATTGTAGATAAAGTTTGTCAAATTTAGGAGAGTGTCATGAACAATTGTCAATTTTTAGGTAGATTAGCACAAGAGCCAATTTCTAAAGATTTAAACGGAACAAAATTGGTAACTTTTACATTGAGTGTAGAAGAAACATGGAAAGATAATGACGGAGTAAATAAAAAGAGATATGATTATCTTGATTTTGAAATCTGGGATTCTGGAGCAGAAACAATTTATAAGCATGCCAAAAAGGGCGACTACTTAGTAGTAAATGCATCTGCCCGGCAACAAAAGTGGAATACGCCGGAAGGCGATAGAAAACAAAAAATAAGTTTTAGAGTAAACCACTTTAAGATTTTTCCTTCTAATAAAGAAGATTAAAGCTTGGCCCGTGAAAGCGGGCCTTTATTTATTGGAGACTTTATGGCCAAAAAAAAGATACTAATGGTAACAGAATTTTCACAGCTACCGACTGGATACTCTGTTTATTCTAAAGAAGTATTAAGTAGACTAAATCAAGTTGAAGACTTTGAAATTGCCGAGCTGGCATGCTATTGTAGCGAAGATGATCCAAAGATCAAAAATGTTCCTTGGACGGTTTTTGCTAATAAGCCGAAGAATAATACGCCGGAATTTGAAGCATACAAAAAATCGCCCACAGCAGAATTTGGGGAGTTTTCTTTTAATTCTATCTTATTATCCTATAAGCCAAATTTTGTTTTTGATATTAGAGATTTTTGGATGGTTTCATTTGAGCAAAGTTCTCCATTTAGAAATTTTTATAACCTAGCATTAATGCCTACGGTAGATGCCGAACCACAAAACATAGAATGGATAGATACTTACTCTAAAGCCGATGCTATTTTTACATATTCAGAGTTTGGTATAGAGACATTAAGAAAACAGGGGCAGTTTAATAATTTTGTTACCGTGGCTTCTCCGTGTGCTTCTAATAATTTTTATCCAATTAAAGATAAGGCAAGACTAAGAAGTGCTTTTGGTATGGACGGTGCCCCATATATTATTGGCACAGTCATGCGTAATCAGCGCCGCAAATTATACCCAGATTTATTTTATTCGTTTAGAAAATTCTTGGACCAATCATCTAGAGAGGATGTTTATCTTTATTGTCATACATCTTTCCCCGATGTGGGATGGGATATACCTAATTTATTAATACAGAACGGTCTTACTAATAAGGTTTTATTTACTTACAAGTGTTCAAAATGTAGCGACATCACATGTTCATTTTTTAGCGATATTGTAAAATATTGTAATAAATGTAATAATTTCACCGCTGGTATTTGCGGCATTAATAACCCTTTGTCTGAAACTGAATTAGCTAAAGTCTACAATGTATTCGATATCTATGTACAATACGCCAACAGCGAAGGCTTTGGTATGCCTCAACTAGAAGCGGCCCAATGTGGCAATGTATTGTGCTCTATCGATTATTCGGCCATGTCTTCTGTTATTAAAAATATCAATGCTATTCCTATAAAGGTCAAAGAATTTGTTCTAGAGCCAGAGACAGGATGTAAAAGAGCAGTGCCGGATAATGAGGACTTTATTAGCATCTTACATAATCTTACGTCAAAAACAAAAGAAGAATTGACAAAGATGGGTAGAGACACGTACATAAAAACATTATCTTGCTATAATTGGGATAAAACCGCCTCTAGATGGATAGACTATTTCAAGTCTTGTGATATAAAAGAAGATAGTAAAACATGGAAGTCCCCGGCAGATATAAGAAAGCCAAAAGCAATAGACGAATCGCTAAAGTCACCGCTCGATCAAGCTAATTTTTTAATATGCGAAGTTTTATGTAAGCCAGAATTGCTAGGCAGCTTTTTATGGAGAAGACTGCTTAAAGAATTAACATATAAGGCAACAGTAGAAAATTTAAGCTCTTATTATATTAATGAAAGCCATAATAAAGATGCTTTAAAAATGAAAGCTTTTAGCTACCAAGATGCTTATAAGCAGATAGTAAGTCTAAGAGAATATTATAATACATGGGAATCTCATAGGATGAATTGTTTATGAAAGTTTTATACATAGGGAATTATAAAGATGTAGGGGGCTGGGGGTCTGCGGCTGAAGCAAATATTTTAGCTATGCACTCTGTTGGTATTGATGTTGTACCAAGAGCTATTTCTTTCGGACCACAAAGAGGCACTAACCCAATCATAGAAAGCCTTGAAAAAAAACAAGTAACAGGGGCAAGTATTTGTATTCAGCACTGTTTACCAAAGCATTATTACTATAATTCCAAAATTAAAAATGTTGGGTTTTATTGTGTTGAATCACAAGATTTTTATTTTAGTAAATGGCATAAATATATAAATTTACTAGACAGAGCTTGGGTAATGTGCGATCAAAACAAAGAAGCATCCATACGTAGCCAAGTATCAATACCTATTGATGTTGTAACATACAGCATTGATCCAGAAAAGTACAATATTAACAAAAGAACAGCGTCGATATCCGAGCTAGAAAATGTGTTTAATTTTTGCTTTATTGGAGAGTGGAATAATAGAAAGAATCTGTCGGCCTTACTAAGGGCATTCTATACAGAGTTTCATCCAGCAGAACCGGTTAATTTATTTATTAAACTAAGTTCAAACATGAATAGCGATCATTGTATGGCAGAATTTAATAAACTAAATGAATATATAAAGTCCGGGCTTAAAATAAGAAAAAAATACCAAAACATTTCTGTTATTTGTGGACATATGAAAAATGATGATTATATATCTATCCTTAATCAATGTCATACTTTTGTTTGTTCCAGTCACGGAGAAGCCTGTTGCATTCCTGCATTAGAGGCGCAGGCTCTAGGATTAAATTTAATTTATACCAATAATACTGGTACAGCTACTTATGCGATGAGTAACTCTTGCGGAATTCAGTCTAGCATAGATGATTGTTTTGGTATGCAGCAAGCCCTCCCAGAAATTCAAAGTTCCGCAGAAATGTGGGAAGATATCAATGTACAGTCTTTAAGATCAACCATGAGATCGGTTTATGAAAATAAAGATTATCTTATAAGCAATAAAGAAAAACTTTCTAAAGAAACTAAAGAAAAATTTAGTCATCAGTCAGTAGGGAAAATTATTCGGGAGATATTGAATGGACTTACTTAAATCTTTGATTAGACAGGCAACTAGAGAAAAACCCCTAAATATTATAGTTGTTGGAGCAACCCACGAAAGATATGAATCCAATCTATGTAAAACCGGGCATAATTTCTTTTGTTTAAAAAATGGAAAGGAGTGGGATTCTTCATACGCCCCAGTGCCAGAAAATTATCACATTATTAATCAAATACCATATCATCAAGAGTTTGACCTTATATTGGTGCATACGTCTGATGAAAGAATTAATGTAGCTCAAGATATTCAAGAGTATTGTAATATACCAATCATTAGACACTGTCATGTCTTGCCCGATATCAGATACAATTTAGATCAGCAAAAATATGCGTTTCAGTCTGTAAAAGTAGATTTAACTACATTTATCTCAGAATTTAATATGAATAGCTGGGGCTATAATAAAAATAATTCTAGGTTTATTAATCATGGTATGGATACCGATTTTTGGCTAGACGAACAAAAAGAAAGAGATAATGTGCTGTTATCTGTTGTGAATTATTGGTCAAGTCGAGACTGGGCCTGTGGATGGGAGCTATGGAAAGATGTAGTTAGTTTTAATTCCAGTCAACAAAAACCAATCAGAGTAGCGGGAAAAAATCCCGGGCTTTCGGAGGCGGCGACAACATTGGATGAACTAAAAGATATTTATAATAAATCAAGCATATTTCTGAATACTTCGATTCATTCGCCCGTACCAATGTCTATGATGGAAGCTATGGCGTGTGGTTGTGCTATTGTATCTACAGCTACATGTATGATACCAGAAATTATACAGCATGGAGAAAACGGACTAATTAGCAATAACCCTAATGAGTTAAAAAAATACTGCCAAGAATTACTAGACAATCCGAGTCGTGCAAGAGAGCTTGGCTTAAATGCACAAAAAACAATTAAAGAAAAATATAATTTAAATCAGTTTATAAATAAATGGAACACAGTTTTTGAGGAGGTTTTGTATTCATGAAAATAGCTTTTAGTAACACCAACGACCACGAAGATAGCCTATGGGTAAATAGTCCAAATTCACTTAATATCATAGCTGATGACGGTGAAGCTACAGAAATAATGGTAGACGATATACTTCATTCATTTTCATTAAAAGAAATTGAAAATATTTTACAATTAATCGCTTCTAAAATCAAAAAGGGCGGCAAATTGATACTATATTTGACAGATATCGAGCTATTATCTCATATGTTGACTACGGGCTCTATAACATTTAATGACTTCAATGATTGTTTTTTCCACAGCGGTCAATCAATAAAGAGTTTTATTAGTTCTGATTTTATTTTTGATATATTAAATAGACTCGGATTTAAAATTAATCAAAAGCAAATTAAAAACTTTACTTTAATTATAGTGGGCACATTGGAATGAGCGAAATTAAATTTTCTTGTAAAGACTGTGTTTTTGCCGAATATGTTAGCTTTAAAGGCATAGATACACAGTATGATTGTAGGCTAAAGCGTGTACAAAAATTAAATCCAGATAATAATTCCGAAGTAGAAGATGGTATATCTTATTTTACATTTAATAGATTTTGTAACGCAAGAAGGCCAGTAGAATGGCTAGAAAAATATTGCGAAAACGATATTCAAAAGGCTGTAGAAGTAGTAAATAAAGAAGTTTCGCCAAGGCTATCTATTATTATTAAATTTAATTATAATATGGATACCTTTAAGTCAATAGTTGAATCATTATATGAACAAGACTATTCTAGAAAATTTATTATTGTGGTAAATGACAGGCCCGAATATAATTTAGAAATTTTTGAACTACTAGAATCGTTATCGAAAAATGAAAAGATTGTTGAATACAATATATTGATGCCACCAGACGCAGACTATGATATCTATCAAGCAATAGATGATTCTCTTGGCTTTTGCAAAAATGGCTGGATAGTATTTTTTGATGAAGCGGATATACCATCTAAGAGCTTGACTACCAAAGTAAATGATAGAATAAATAATCAAATGAAACGATTGGTATACTGTAGCAAAAAAGACAACAGGACATTTCTTATTCAGGCCGCACTATACAAGCTGATTGGTGGAAATAGCCCCAAGATGATGGAAGATGGAGAAGTAGACAATAGAACATTCCTAGAAAGAATTGAGTCACTTCGGGCTGAAGACCCAGATTGTATATCAGACTGGAAGGATATTTTTAATGAATAAAGTTTCTATTATAATAGCTAACTACAATTATGGAGACATGGTGGTTGATGCTATAAAAAGCGCCCTTAATCAAACATATCGCTGTCATGTTGGGATTATTAACGATGGGTCAACAGATAATTCTCATAATGAGATAGTGAGCTATATTTATTCTTTATCTCAAGCTACGTCTATAAAGCCTAACATAATATCAAACGCAAATTTTACATATATAAATACAGAAAATCAGGGCGCTTCTGCTGCCCGAAATACATTGATTAAACGACTGTGGTCATCGTCTGATTTTTTTGCCATACTGGATGCAGATGATATTTATTATCCCAACAAGGTAGAAAAACTACTAGCACAAATGAGTGATCCAAATGTTGGGGTGGTTTATGGAGACTATGATATATTTCAGGACGGATATATTAAAAGAGAATATAAGGAGCCATACAGTCCTTCCGTATTGATGCAAAGATGCATAGTTCATTCCGGGGCCCTAATAAGAAAGTCCTATCTAGAAAAAGTATTGCTGGAAAATGGAGATGCATATGATGTTAGACTACATGGCCCATTAAGCAAAGGCTTTATTGGATGCACCGAAGACTATGACTTATGGCTTAGGCTTTCGAAAGTATGTATAATGAAACACGTTCCAGAGTCGTTATCACTAGTAAGAATGACGGGAAAAAATCAATCTTTAAAAATGACTACGGAAATTTTTAACGAAAATGCAAAGATTTTACAGCAAAGAATATGAAAAAAAATCAAACAATCATTTTAGCGGCTGGCGTCTGCGCCCGCATGAAAAGCCATGAGCCTAGATCTTTATTAAAAATAAAAGAAAAAACATTAATAGACTACCAAATTAGTAATGTTCATAAAACTTTTGGAAAAGATATCACTGTTGTTACAGGATATAAGTCCTGTAAATTAAACAAAAAACTATCTGATAGCAAGATTAAATTTATAGAAAATAAAGATTTTATAAATACAAATCCGAGTCATGGTATCAAACTAGCCTTAAAAAATTCTGTAGATTCTGTTTTGGTAATGCATGGCGACCTATTGTTTAACGTTGATACAATTGATGTACCAAAAGAAAAATCGTTCATAATAGTTGATACAAAAAATCAAATACATGATAAAGAGGTAGGAATCGTTACTAATGGTGATATAGTTGCAAATCTATCCTATGGGTTAAAAAAGAAATGGTGTCAAATAGCTTTTTTTACTGGCAAAGAATTAAAAATACTAAAAGAAATTATTTGGGAAAAAATTGATGAAAAATTTGTTTTTGAAATTATTAATATGGTAATCGAAAGAGGCGGAACTTTTCATTGTTATGAACCACACAATATGCAAATAGTAGAAATAGACTCTGTCAAGGATTTAAAAAATGAAAAAATTAAAAATATTGATAGCTAATGATGGCTACCATGCACACTATTTTGAAAGAATGGCTTGGATAAATGCTTTTAACAGTATTGCCTCTATTGAAGCAAAGATGTATAATGTAAAAGATCCAGCTTTCAGGGTTTTTGACGAATTTGAGCCAGACATATTTATTGGCCAGCTTTATAATCTAGATAGGGCTACCGTCAAATGTATCAAAAATAGACCACATCTTCAAGTGGCATTAAGGGCTGGTGACTGTGGAGATTTTAAAACTGATCCAAGATTTAACATTTTGCAGACATCAGAAGCGGAGTTTAAGGCCGTAGAAGAACTACATAGGACCACCGGGCAGCCCAATTTTGTTTACATTCATTATGAACAAGATCAGGCTAATATGACACATTCTCGCTTTATACAAGCGGGTATACCAGTGGCCGGAATTATGCTGTGTGCCGATGTTCACTCTTATTTAGGAGGCTCTTACGATCCATCTTTAGAGTGCGACATAGGATTTGTTGGAGGATATTGGTCGTATAAGGCCCAAACTATCAACAGGTATTTGCTTCCACTATGTTATCCTGTTAATAAATACAATATTAAAATTTTCGGAAATCAGGGATGGACTGGGGTAAACCAATATTGCGGACACATTAATGAAAATAAAGTTAAAGATCTTTTTGTTTCGGCAAAAATATGCCCCAATTTGAGCGAGCCACATGCTCATGAATACGGTATAGAAATAAATGAAAGAAGTTTTAAAGTATTAGCCGCCGGGGGATTTTGTATAGGTGATAATGTAGCCTCCCACAAAAGAATATTTCAAGATGGAATGGTTTTTGCTGATAACGAAGAAGACTTTAAACAAAAAATAGATTATTTCTTACAAAACAGGGATCAGGCTAATATTATATCAAAGACTGGACAAGCTATTGTTCTAAAAAATCATACAAACTATCATAGAGCGGCACAATTTTTATCTCTATTTGGTTATAAAGATTTGTCTGAAACAATTTTATCTTCATGGAATAAATATTATGATGAAAATCTTAGTTAGTGGAGCACAGGGGTTTCTTGGAAAGAATTTAATCAATAAACTTGAATATCTTGGATATGACAATATAGTAAAACTGTCTGGAAAGACAGAATGCGATTTAACCAATCAAAGATATGTCGATTATCTAATCAATCATACTCAGCCGGACATAGTGATCCACACAGCAGCTAGAGTAGGAGGAATATTAGCTAACTCACAACACCCGGGAATGTTTATTTATGAAAATCTTGCTATGGGGATTAATCTGATTGAATCGTGCAGAAAGTATGGCAAATTAAAAAAGTTTATTATGGTTGGAACAGTATGCAGTTATCCAAAGTATACAGCACCACCTTTTTCTGAAGAAGATATGTGGAATGGATATCCAGAAGAAACCAATGCTCCATACGGCATAGCTAAAAAAACAATCAACGAAATGTTAATAGCGTATGAAAAAGAATATGAATTTAACTCAACCGTTATTATCCCAGCTAATATGTATGGGCCAGAAGATCATTTCAATCTTACAACGAGCCATGTTATCCCGGCCCTGATATTAAAAATCGATAATGCCATAAATAATAAGCTAAACTCTATAGAAGTTTGGGGCTCAGGAAAAGCTACTAGAGAATTTCTATACGTAGATGATTGCGTAAATGCTTTGATTTTATCTATGGATAAAAGAACTGGAGCTAGTCCAATAAATGTAGGCACGGGAGATGAAACAACAATTAGAGAACTGGTTCACTTATTAGCTAAAAAGATGGGCTACAATGGTGGTTTTATATTCAGGGGCGATAAATTAGAGGGTCAACCCAGAAGAAGCTTATCTATAGCAAGGGCAGAGACATTGCTAGATTACAGGCCGCTATATAGGCTTAGCGAAGGCTTGGACTTAACTCTAAATTGGTTTTACGACAATAAGGAAAAAATGAATGATATCTGCTATAGTGTTTAGTAAAAATAGGGCCCTACAGCTAGATTTATTGCTAAGAAGCATAGAACAAAACTTCAAACAATGCGATCAGATAAGAATCATATGGAAAGCTGATGAAGAACACAAAGAGTCATACAATAATTTATTCAAGGAATACAGATCTAAAGTTATATCCATAGAACAAATAGAATTTTATAAAGATACTTGGGAATCATGTAGAAATTCTAAAAATAAATATATTGTATTTTTTACGGACGATGACATATTTTATAGAAGTGCTCCATCTTTAGATCTATCTTATCTAGATGACGACAGTTATGCTTGTCATTCGTTAAGACTGGGTCTAAATATAGCAAAAAGACAAATGGGAGATGTTTGGTATAATGATCCCCAGCCAGCATTTGCCGAGGCGGATAATTCATTATTTTGGAATAGAATGAATATATTGCCACAAAGTTATTGGAATTATCCCTTGTCTGTTGATGGCCACATTTTTAATAAACAAAAGATATACAATATTTTATATGAAATATATCAAGGAAATAATATACGAAAAGTAACGCAAACACCAAACAAACTAGAGGGACTTTTACAAAGATACTTCTTTGAGGTCGGGGCCATAAAAGCATGCCCAAAGTATAGCTGTGTTGTTAATAGTCCAAACAATAGAGTACAATTAGAGTATCAGAATAGATCGGGCGATCAGTATTCATACTGCGAAGATCATTTGAATCAGCTATATCTTAATGGACTTAGGATTAATTTAAACAACTTAGATTTTAGTCAAGTTTTTTCGCCACATACGGAGATAAAATTAATATGATATTTAGCATAGAACAAATTTCAAACTCTTTTGGCCCAGTTCGTGGTATCATTCATGTTGGAGCATTTTGCGGATCAGAAATTAAAGAATATAGAAAAGAAGGTTTAACAAATACAATTTTGTTTGAGCCACAAGAACATCTATACAATATCATTAAATCTAAATTACTACCAGCAGAAAAGGTCTATAATATTGGACTGGGAGACGAGGAAACAGAACTAGAGCTTAATATATCTCAAACAGAGGGAGGAATAGTAAATGGCTCTGGTGCATCTAGCTCTTTTTTAAAGCCCAAAGTTCATTTGACCGAACATCCTTCTGTAATTTTTGATGGAACTATAGAAAAATGCCAAATTAAAAAATTAGACGACGTAGTTGAGCAAGAACAAATAAACATGAGTCAATACAACTTTTTAGCTATAGATGTTCAGGGATATGAGTTAAAAGTCCTAAAAGGTGCCATTAATAATTTAAAGCACATAGACTTTATAGTTGCAGAAGTTAATAGAAATGAGGTCTATGAAGGGTGCCCTATGATTAATGAAATTGATGAATTTTTAAAAAACTTTGGCTTTACTAATGTATATACTTTTTGGCAAAGTGCGTCATGGGGAGATGCTCTGTATGTTAAATCATGAAGATAATTTTTTTGAAAGATGTCAAGTTGAAACTTCTTTATTTGATATAAACCTTGCCGAATTAGATTTAGATTGGCAATTAATTAAAAACATTTTTTATAAAAATCAAAATAGTAAAACATCGAATCCTATACCAAAAGTTATACATTTTATATGGCTAGGTAGTAAACTGCCAGAAGCGTACTGCGAAATTATAGATGACTGGAAGCAAAAAACAGGATTTGATGTAGAAATATGGGACGATTATAAAGCTAAAAAATTTTTATTAAATCGGCCATCTTTAGCAATATTTGAAAGATCCAAAAGTTTTGGTATAAAATCAGACGTTTTAAGATATGAAATACTTCATTCAATGGGCGGATTATACGTAGACACAGATTTTTTGTGCTGTTCTACCGATTTTGCAAAGCTTCATGAATCTACTTCATTTTATGCTGGTATATGCTTAGAAAAACCAGTTCAAATAAATAATGGCATTATGGCATCTGTACCAAATCATCATATACTAAAAATATGCATTTATAACGTAGATGATACTAAATACATAAATGAAATATCGTGTGATCAAACAAGAGTTCTATATCAGACCGGGCCTTGGTTATTAACAGCCGCTATACTTTATCATTTAAAAAATAAAAGCACTGAAGACATATTGATTTTTCCATCAAAAATTTTTCATCCATTTCCGGCAGCATATAGAGAAAATCAATCTTTAGAATTTATAAATCAATTTATAGAACCTTATAGCATGGCCTGTCATTTATGGCATTCTAGCTGGCAACCAAAATCTAAATTTTTTATAGGATCTTCTAATGTTTGATATCTCGACAAATCACGAAAATCCGCCTAAAAATATTATGATTTTTGAAGAGTATTTTGGAAAATATATTTCTTTAAATAAACCAAAACTTAAAAGAGAATATCTACCAATTTATTGGACAAATTATTATATATCTAAAAACTATGGACAAGATGATACATCTGATTTACAAAGATATCTAGACTCTTTAGATAGATCCAAAAGATACTTTACAATAGTTCAATGGGACGACGGTATACTTAATAAAATTCATGATTTAGATTTGTTAATTTTTTCTAGTGGGGGCATGGGGGATTATCCGATACCTTTAAATAGTTATTTTTATTGCAATGCGCCAAATATATCTATTGAAAAAAGACGCTTTTTGTGCAGCTTTGTGGGGGCTATTTATGGTAGACATTCTGTTAGAGAAATAATGACAAATGAATTAAAAGATAAACCAAATGTAGTGATTACTGATAAAAGATATGATTATAATTCGTACTTAAATATAATGAATCAAACCGTATTTTCATTATGTCCCAGAGGCTATGGAAAAACATCTTTTAGAATTTATGAAGCTCTGATGTGCCACTCTATACCAGTTTATATTTACGATCATCCTTGGGTTCCATATTTTGATAATTTCGAAGAATATGGTGTTTTGTGTCATGTGAAAGATATATTTAATCTATATGACAAATTAGCTAATATGACCGAGAAAGAGATAAATAATAAAATAAATAACGGAATTAAAACTTTTATAGAAAAATATACTTATGAAGCTACTACGGATTATATAATCAAAATGATGGAGAAATAATGAAAATTAATTTTTTAGATTTTTGGGGCGGATTTGATGTTAATAATAATTTTTTCATAAATCTGTTCAGAGAAATATTTGGAGATGTACAACTAGCTCCCGTGCAGCAATGCAATTATATTATATATTCTTGTTTTGGTAATAATCATCATGCTATCAATAGAAACAATACTAAAAAAATTTTTTATACTGGAGAAAATATTAGGCCAAACTTTGATGAATGTGATTATTCTTTTACATTTGATTTTGATTCATATGGTGGAAAAAACATTAGGATACCTTTATATCATCTGTATATAGATTGGTTTAATGTAGAGACGTATACTAATCCGCAATATCTAATACACCCATCAAAAATAAACGATAACGAATTTATAAGAACGCCTAAAACTAAGTTTTGCGCAACAGTATTTAGTTCTCCTAGACAATTAAGATATGACTTATTCAATACTTTGTCAGCATATAAAAAAGTGGATGGATACGGTAGACCTTTTGGCAATCATACAGAAGGAGAATTAGACAAATATCAAAAACTATCTATGTATAAATTTTCTATATGTCCAGAAAACTCAATCTATGACGGATATTATACAGAAAAATTACTACACGCTAAAACTGCCGGTACAATTCCGATATACTGGGCTGACCAAAAAGTTCATTTAGATTTTAATAAAAAATGCTTTATAGATGTTAGAGACTTTGAATCTTTAGAAGATCTTAAAAATTTTGTTATAAAGATAGATAATGATAATGAATTATATAATGAGATTATAAATGAACCACTAGTAAATACAGATTTTAATTTACAATCAATCAAAAATAAAATTAAAAATTTATTAATCAAATAATTGAATGGTGAACAATATGCATAGCTTGCACGAAATAGACGAAAAATTATTAAAATATTTAAATTACAAGGATGGTTTTTTTATTGAATGTGGAGCAAATGATGGCATCACTCAATCTAACACTTTATTATTAGAACAGAAATTAAATTGGCGAGGGCTTTTAATTGAAGCTGGAACAACAAATTATTTAAAATGTAAAACAAATAGACCAAAATGTATTCATGAAAATTATGCATTAGTAAACTCAAATTATAAAGATTCTACTGTTAAAGGAAATTTTGATAATCCATCACATAACGGTTTAATGAATTCTATTAACGATATTCCTGAATATTTTGATGAAGAAATGATTTTCTGGCACAATAAGTTTAAGTCAGAAAATATATCTAATGCAGTCAGTATAAATTGTTGTACGCTACAATATTTATTAAATAAACATAACATACAAACCGTTGATTTTTTTAGTTTAGACGTAGAAGGATACGAGATAGAAGTTTTAAATGGGCTTGATTTTGATCGCGTAAGACCAAAATTTATATTAATGGAAACAACATCTCTGGAATATTATAGGTGTTTTACTGAAGAATATATGAAGTCTAAAAATTATAAATTGATAGATAGATTATCAATAAATGATGCTTTATATATGGATTATGATAATATTATTTGATAAGGAATTTTAATGAATATTCAACATTGGATTTTAAGAAGTCTTGTAGAAAACTGTACAATACTAGAAGCTGGCGTAGCGGATGGTAGTGATACTTTATTTTTTGCTGAAAATTTTCCACTAGGTAAAATATATGGTTTTGAGCCATTGGATAATTTGTACTTGCAAGCATTAGCAAAAACAAAAAATTACAAAAATGTAACTTTAAAAAAAGCTGCTCTTAGTTATATAGATGGATATGAAGAGCTACATATTAGCGATAGATTTAATGAAAGCTGGGGATCTTCGTCTTTATTGCCACCAAAAGATCATTTATGGTTTCATAAAGAAATAACATTTAAATCAACAGAAAAAGTTAAAACTTTGTGTTTAGACGACTGGATTAAATCAAATAATATTGATCATATCGACTTAGCTTGGCTAGATATGCAGGGATATGAGCCAATATTGTTAAAAAACTCTCCATTAGCTATGTCTAAAATAAAATTCTTGTATACCGAAGTTTCTTTAATTGATACATATGATGGAGTAGTAAAATATCCAGAATATAAAAATTGGTTACTGGATAATGGATTTAAAGTGATCTTTGAAGATTTACAATACATGGACATGGGAAATGTTCTATTTACAAAGCAGGAAAAATAATGAAAATATATGTAGCCCACTATACAAAACTAAAAGAAAGAAAACAATATATACTACAGGAGTTAAGTAAAATAGGTGCTAGCGATATAGAATTAATTGAAAATTATGATAGAGAAGATTTAACTAAAGAAATTATAAGCGAGTATTATGAGGCAGATCGACAAAAATTTGAAGAAACAGCTAAGATAACAAAAAATAAGTGTGGAGGCGGTGAATATAGAATACTAAAAGATTCAGAAATATCTTTGATGATTAAACATGTAGAAATTTTAAAAAAATTAGCTGCTTCAGATAATGAATATGCTATGATTTTAGAGGATGACTGTTTGTTTTTAAATGGCACATCTGAAAAAATGATAGAATCATTAGCTAAATCATGTCCATTCGACTGGGATGTTATCGTAATAGGCGGGGCGTTTGATCATTCTTTATGTAAATACGAATGTATGATTGATAATTTTTTATTAGCTAAGCATCCAGCAACTAACACGACCTCCTCAATGATCTTCAAAAAAGAAACAGCCATAAAAATATTAAATACATTTAAGAAATTTCATTTATCTTGGGATTGGCAATTAAACCACATATTTTATGTAAATAATTTTAAAGTATATCATACTATCCCATACATATGTAAGCAAAATAACTTTAAAACATCTATACAAGACTAATAATATGAAAAAATACCTAATTGTAGTAGCTGCATATAATGATTGGCGACAAGATTTTTATGAAAAGTATACTCGTAATAATAACAAAAAATATTGCTTAAAACATAATTTTGAATATATAGAATATGGCCACACAGAAAAACCTTTTAGGGGATCGTTTGTATGGAATAAATTTTATAATATTCAACAAATGGTAAAAAATGAATTTTTAAAAGAAGGAGATATTGTAACACAAATAGATGCAGATATGGCTATAGTAGATCATTCTGTACCATTTCAAACATGTAAAAGCTTTGCTTATGCCATAGATTCATGTAATACGCATTGTATGGGAGCCTATACATTGTCACTAAATGACTGGAGCTATGACTTAATAGAAAACATTTTATCGGAAAAAAGATATCAGAAACTCAACGATAAAATTACTACTGGCTCAATGGGAGAACAAAGCTCTTTTTGGCATATTTTTACAGAACAGGCATCATGGTATAGTTTAGCAGGAATTCAAAGGCATAGCTGGACACCTTTTATTTTAATGAAGCATTGGGGCTGGCATTCTTCGGTCGATGAAGATACTATATACAGTCTACAAGAGCTATACCATAATGTAGAAATCTTGCCCTCGGTATGGAATGTAACACACGTTCCATCAGAAGATGGGGAAGATAAGTTTTACATGATTCCAACTAGGTCGATAGATACCGTAATTAGACACTTTGCTGGCGGAAGAAAATGGCGAAAGGAATATTTTAATGAAAATTTTTAATCAAACGCCCGATACGTGTGAATCGAAACATGTGTCGGAAATATATGAAAAATTAACTCAAACTTTCGATGATAGCTGGGGACTTTATGTTAGAAGACATGAACAGCCAGTTTTTAATATCGTAACAAAATATGCTATTGTTGTTATACTATCTGCCGAAGGACATTCATATTTTCCGCCGGAAACCTCTTTTTCAGAAGTAGCCGCCGTATTCATGAATTATTTACCAAAGAAAAGCAAGGATTTAAGCGTAATATTTTCGCCCGGCCATTTTATACAGCATCCTAAGCTTGTTGAGCTACAACTAGGTTCAACGTCTTGGTTTACTGGTACGGCAGAAAAACCTATCAAAGAACGTAAGTATGATGTTTCTTTTATTGGACAATATGATCCATACACTAGACAGGAATTTTTTCAATTTGCTAGTTCGTACAAAGATAGGCCCGGCTCTTTTATTCATTTCTATGAAGGCTGGAATAAGGGATTAGGCCCGGAGGTTTATTCTAGCGTAATGAGCGATACAAAAATTGCATTAGTTCCTTGGGGGTCTGCTAGCCTAGATACTTTTAGATTTTACGAAGCCATGCAGTGCGGATGTATAGTAATGTGTATATATCAAAACAACTATGAATTTATGAAGGACAGTCCTCATTTTTGTGTGCCTACATGGTCTAGCAAATATATCGATAAATTGTTATTATCTCCTACGCTGCAAGAACTATCTACTAGCCATAGGAAGTTTTGGGAAAACAATTTAAGCCCATCGGCTACAGCAAATTTTATAATAAATAAAATACTAGGAGAATAAAATGAAAATAGCTTCATTTTTAGATGACATTTCTATTTCTCAAAATTCTTATTTCATGATTAGAGAGTTTAATAAACTATCCAGTAATAAGGTGTCTACGTGCTGTTTTTACCACAATTTAGCACCGCCCCCGATTAATATGAATTTTGCGATTATTAATTCCTACTATTTGCCGTATTGGGATGGTCATATATTTGCCACTAGTTTACAAACAGCCAATACGCTAAAGAAGATTAATAGCGTAGCAAAGAAATATTTGTATCTCTACGATCTAGAATGGCTGAGGTCTGCTCAAGACTTTGAAGAAAATATGAGGATACTAAGAGACCCATCCATAAGAATTGTGGCTAGAAGCATAGATCATGCAGATATGATACAGAACTATGCAAATATTAAAGTAAAAGATATTATGTCAGACTGGCAATCAAGTAAATTATTGGAGATAGTAAATGGATGAGCTTAAAATAATTAAAGCATATGAATCTGGAAAAAGCGTCCCGGAAATCGCGGAAGAATTTTCTACATATCCGATTAAAATTTATCGTATATTAAAAAAACATAATATTCAAAGAAGAAGCTATCAAGAGTCTCAATCACTAGCTATTGCTAGAGGCAGGTCTGCCCATCCTACCCGGGGCAAAAATCTTAAAGAAAGTACTAAAAATTTAATCTCGGAAAAAAGACATGCGGCATGGAAAAAGATGCCCAAAAACAAAAAAGAAAAGTTCTCAGAAATGGCGAAAGAAAGATGGGAGTCTTTGTCGGATAATGAAAAACATGAGAGGCAAACAAAAGCCGGAGAAGCCCTTAGAAAAGCTTCTATTGATGGCTCCAAAATAGAAAAATATATAAGAAAAATGTTGACTTCTGCTGGATATAATGTTACTATCTATAAAGACAATATAGGCGGAGATTACAAGGTCGATTTATTTTTGAAAGATCTAAAAGTCGCTATAGAAATAGATGGACCTCTTCATTTTATGCCTATTTTTGGCGAAGAAAAATTGCAAAAGACAATCAAACAAGATACAATAAAAAATGGATTGCTCTTGTCAAAAGGCATCCATGTTGTTAGAATTAAGTATGGCGCGAAAAGCTGTTCTCTAAAAAACAAAAGAGATACATGGAACAAGCTTAGTAAGGTCATCAAGGAAATCGAGTCTGGTAAGTTGTCTGGTTTAATTGAGGTTTAAAAAATGGAAGAAACAATGTTTGATGTTGGTGGTGATGTAATCGTGTCAGAACAATCTGGTCCTCTCTACGGATCAAAAGAATGGCACCAGTATGTAATGAGTCTTTTCGATCCTACCGAGCTTGTAGAAGGTAGTCCTACATGTGCCGGACTTAGGCGTGTAGCAGAAGAAATCTTGGGCGATATTGTTTATAGTGGCCCATGTCAAGTTTTTGCAGCAACGGATGTAAATGGCCCCGGCCGTGCTACCGTAGTGTTTGAAGTTGTTTTCGATAAATGGCTTGGAACAGAGCAAACTAGAACATACAAGGAAGTAGCCGACGTATGGCACGGAAACACGGACGATCTATTCTGTGCCCATCCAGTTGCTACAGCGTCTACTAGGGCCGAAGGTAGAGCCCTTCGTAAAGCTCTAAAAATTCGATGCTTGGCTGCTGAAGAATTAACCCGCAAGAAAGACGTAGAAGCAGTAGTAAAAGCGACCGTTAAGGTCGATGTGGCTACTACCGGAGAAATTAGCGACAAAGATAAGATTACGAGCGCTCAGATTAATTTCTTGGATAAGAAATGTCTAGAGCTAAATTTAAATGTCTGGTCTATTTTAAATAATGGATCTAAGAAATATACAAATATTAATGAGGTAAGTAAGAAGGAAGCTTCTAATATTTTGACTATGATTAATGATTTTCAAAATAATAGCAAGCCTACTCCTGATAGTTTTAAGGGTTATGACAAGAATTGGAGAAATGTAGAATGAAATTGAGTTACACAACCAAAGATGGAAGAATGACTGTTGAATTTGATGCGGCTAATGACAAGGAAATGTTTCGCAAACTGGCCCGGTTTCAAGAAATTTATGAAGATACTCCTGCCGCCAAGATTGGAGAAAAGGTAGTGTCTGGCGGAGATGTAACATACCGAGTGCGTAAAGCTAAGTATGTTGATGAAAAGGGCAAGGAAAAGGAAGCCGAATACTTCGAAAAGGTAGTCACTTCTGGCGAACTTATGTGGTATAAGAAGAGCTTTGGTGTTCTTGATGATGGCACCGATAACCTGTTCCCAAAGCGTCCTAGTGAAGAAGACAAGGATGTAGAACGAGGATTTAACGGCTGGCACAAGTATAAGAAGCAGCAATAAATATAAAAGGAAAGGGGGGACTTAAAAATCCCCCCTTTTTTATGGCACTAAAGACGAATATGGATCAAAGATATTCTAGGCTCACATAAGCTGCGAACTGTTCCTTGCTTCCGACACTCAATGGAGTAGCACTTAAAGCCAGTCTCCAAGTGTGTCTTCTGTCTACGCCAGTACCGCCGAAGGTTCTAGTGGTAGTATTTACCCCAATATTTGGAACATCTGGATTAGATGTATTATAGTACTGTAACCACTTTGGCTTAAATGCAGTATCATATTCTGGACTCAAGAATCTCTGCCCAGAACCGGGGCTGTTTAATAGAGGTACAATAACACCAGTTCCTCCAACAGTATCGTCAGCGCCAGCAACGCCAGCTAATCTAGAGTCTCCATTGGTAACAGAGTCAGCAACTCTACCATTCAAAAATCTAATCCCTGAACTGTTTTCGTAATAGCCCTGAGATACATGAGAAGTAGGCCAAGGATCGCCCCACCATACTAGGTCGCCAGAGCCTCTAGGAGAGCCGCCAACAGCGTCATTAGCCGTATTAGCATCGCCCGGTGTAGATAGCCAAGAACTATAGGATTGCCCATTAAAATTAACCAATTCAGCCACTTTTGTATTTACCCCAGAGGCCGGGTTATTAATATTGGTACGGTCATAAACTCTAAACTGGACATTTTGAACATTTACGGGTGTAGTATGATCAAAATTAATATCCAAAGTACGATGATACCCATTAATACGAATTAAGGGAATTCCACTACCAGTACCGTGTGGCTCGCCGGAAGCCGCTGCTGTATATCGGTTATTAAAGGTATTTCCGCCGTTAGTCGTACCATTAGCATTAGTAATGAAAGTAGACTGATTATATGCACCAATTTGTACAGAACTGCCAAAGGTAGAGCCATAGAATCCTAGTCCTGACCCCGCCAAGTTTGCTGTAGAATATGTTCCAAATGTAATTTCTGCCATTTATTTTATCTCCTATAGGGAAAAGTCATATTATTATACACAAATTAAGATTTATTACAGCCACAACCACCAGCAGACGCCGTTTTTATGTCATGCCACTTGCCTTCTGGGCACTTTTCGCTAGCCCAGCCGGTTTTTATCTCTAAATAGCAGCCACACTTATTACAGGTAGGATTTTTAGGGTCTGTTTGATTAAAAAATGGACAAGCCCGGCAAATAGACATTCGCTCTTCTTTAACCGAGCTAGAAACATTTTCCATTCCGTTAGCTACATGATTGACTACAGATTTAGTAAAATTTTGAACTTTTTTAAGCAATGATGGAGCAGGGCTATTTTTAGGTTCTTCATGACAAACTATTGTTCCGCACATATTACATCTGCAATCATTTATACTATTCTCGGCATAACAAAACTTACAATTATTTTTCATATATAACCTCTATAAATGTAGGCGGAGGTATTGGTATTTCGATAGGATTAATTTGAACAGGAGTTATTGTCCAAGTTAAACCAGTAGTTATTGCTCCATTACTTTTTTCAATTGGTTGCCAATCTAAATTAGGAAATTCTGCAAAAGTTTTAGTGCAAATTGTATTTTCATTTTGACAACTAACAGTTGGCCAAGGAGGTGGGCGATCTTGAAACTTAATAAAGTTTAAATTTGCGTTGCCCCATCCGCCAGATATTAGATTATAAAACGGCGAAGGTGGATATATAGCATATGATGGACACCCATTAACAACTGTCCCTCTTATTGTTCCAAGACCAAGTCCTGTAACAGGAATACCTAATTGCTTACCAAATATATATGTTAACCAATCTAATCCATTAGTAGACGGAATACTAGAGAAAACGGTATATTTTCTGCTTCTAATACCTATACCAGAAGTATCTGAAAGATCACAAGAATATCCATCAAGTAAATAATGCGTAAAATCACATGGACTAAAAACTTTTTTATAATTAGTTTTATTTATAACTTCTTCTGGCGGAAAAAATCTGCCACTTTCTGTATTTATTACTTTATATTTTTGTATTATTTGTTTGGTAGCATCATCATACGAAGCGCAAAAATTACATGGATCATCGCTAATAAAATTTGAATAACAATCATTTTGATATCCGAAATTAAAAACAAAAGGAAAATATCTAGATATATCTGAAAAGACAGATATGTCACAGGATTCCCTAAAGGACATAAGTTCATCACTATTTACTCGATTGCCGGTTGCATTAGAATCAATTAAGGACATGTATGCCCATGCTGGAAATGGATCAAAATTATAATGATTAATAAATTGTCTACAGCGTCCCCATTTCCTTGTAGCTACCCCCCCACCATTAGGCGGCGGAGCACATCTACCGCCCTGACATTTATAAGGAAAAAATAATTTTTCTGATATATCGTGATGAAGTCCAAATTGTGAACCAAAATATTGAGTGGGATATGAGCCATTATATATTGGGCTCCTGCATCTTTTTTTAGCTTTTACAACAATTGTTTCACAAGGCTGCTGATTTTGATCTGGACAAACTCTAGCCGGGCCAGACTGAGGATAGCACTGAGAAAACTGCTCTACTTCATTTAAAAAACCGACATTTTTATATATACCTTCTTCTATTACTTCTGTCTCTTTTAATATCAAATTAAAACCAATTTGCGGAAATTGTGAAAATCCATATCCTCCAAACCCCTGAAGCGTATTTATCATGGGCATATGGCCCTGAATCAAATTATTGTTTCTATTATAACAGAGATCTCCATAAGGAAACATAGAACTATCTTTTCCAGTATCACAAGAATATTCATTTATAATTAAATATATGTCATATCTAGCGATAGCTCCTATTTTTCCTCCCCATTCGGACGGAATGCTGGCGCGTGATAAGCACTGGTAAGCGGAATTTATTGAGAGAAATGGGCCAGACGATATTGGCTCACATTCTTCGGTAGGATCACAGTTTTTAGAGCATCCAAAAGTATTTACAAGAGAACAATCACAATAAAAGTTTCCGCATCCAACGTCGCATGGGAAATCGTCAAATAAAGCATATCCATCGCCAGAAATAGATGTTTCAACAAATGTTGTAACTATTATTTCTCCAAGTAATTTAGTTTTTTCTTTTGGTACGAACTTATTTCCAGATCGTTCAAATTCTACTGTAGTATTTAATTGATTTAGCCCAGAAACACTAACATAATATCTAAAAGAAGCATTACCAAAAAAGGCATATTGCTTTCTACCATAAAGATCTCTTGGATCTATTTCTAATCTTGTTTTTGCAGATGAATAAAATGGCCCAGAGTATGTAGAATCTATATTATAATCTTCAAATCCAGAAATAATAAATTTAGTTTTACTAAAATTTTCTGGAATGTCTGGATAATCTCTCTGATAACATATAGTACATTCTTGGGTTTCTTTTTTATCGCAGCAATAACATGTTCTTCCCATTGAGTTCTCCTAAGAGGGACAGCTAACCCATACTGGTCGCCATTCATTATTAATTTTAATAGCTATAACTAAAATTTTTCCAGTGTTATTTGCATTTAATGTTAAGGATAAAAATGGATCTCTATTAATAATTGTTTCCGATCCATCAGACGCCCATGTACCATTGCTATTTTTTTTATATTTTTCTATAGTAAAAGATCTAGAATCATCAAATGGATTATCTGGGGCGGCAATATCTGTTGTTAATATACCTTCTATTATTGATAATCCTCCAGCAACCCACATTTTTCTAGAGTCGTCCCATTTTAAGTCAATGGGCCCAGTTTTCCAAAGACTTCTATCTGTGGCAGTGTTTTCATGAAATTCAGTTGTACTACCTTGTTTAGCCGGAACAGGATTTCCGGAAATATCATATCCCCAACCAGATAATAAAATTGGTCCCCTTAAACCTATAGTTCTAACTTCTGTAACCTTGTCTTTGTGCTCCTGAAAGTCTGTACTATTTACGCCATTACCTTTACAAACAACATGGGTAAAATCAGTATCCTCAAAAGAAAAATATGGATTTAATGATTTTGGATCGGCGTCTTTTGGTTTTTGAAGTATGCACGGAGTAAAAATTTGTTCCTGTGTACAACCATAAGGTTGAATTTTTGGATTAGCTCCAACGATATTTGCCTGCTGATGATGGCATGGTGCTACAGCGACAGGTCTTTTTCCATCTATAAGATCAAGATTAACAGCCATAATCAATGATGGCGCTCCAGCAAGCGTTGGAATAAATTTGCTTTTTAGGATATCCATTACTGTTTTTTGGGGCAGAGGCGGCTTAAAGAATTTCTGCCTTTGATCCTGCAAGAATTTTATATGATTTTTATTGATGCGAGATATTCTGTCGGCGTTATATTTTGTCAATTTTCCAAACTGCGGCGTCCAACTGTTAAATTTATATGTTGTCTTTACGCCATCGACCCCAACAGATATATCCATGTTGCTAACATACGGCCCGGATACAGCGAATCTTTCTGATAAGTTATAGGCTGGCACTTCAGCTACTTCAACATATCCAGACTCATTTCCGGAGACATTAGCATCACTAACATAAGCATAGTCATATCCAATAGAATTAAGCAAGAAAGAACTTCCAAACGTTTCAGGGGCTAAGCTGGGATCAGACGTTACTTCGGCCTTTCCTTTTTTGCTACTGTACTTCCACCACGGGCCCCAATTATAACGATTACTTTCTTGGGGCACACTAATAATCATTGGGGCTTGTCTAGCAGGAGATATAGCATATGCACCAGCGCCATCATCAGCCCCAAAACCAAGCATTAAGCCCGGATCTATATTAATATTTCTTATTAGTTTTAATAAATAAGAGGCCCCAAGTTTATCTGTCGTATATTCATCAAAATGTAATACGCCCGGCACAGTAACTACGCAGTATGGCAAAGCAATAGGGCCCAAAACATACCAATAAATATCGGTCTCGACCTCGATACTATCTGTTCCTAAGCCACCCATCCCGAAAGCATATCTATTGCCCAAATCAGAATAATCGAAGCTGTTACTAACTAGCCAAGATGCTACAGCTTTCAGCTTACCATCTGAATCATAAAATGATATATCGCTAAACGGCTTATTGTCTACCCAAGCAGATTGAGATATTTGCCATGATGTAATATAAGACTGATCTTCACTTAAAAACTTGATATTATTATCTATTCCGCCCGGCTCAAACGGTAATGGAACTAAAAACTTTTTGCCATAAAATCCGTCTCCGCAAGATTTAATTGCGTCATAAATTTTTTGAATCTCTTCATATGGATTTTGATTTTGATAATATGGTTGATAGACTTCTTTGGAATCTTCTTTTGTATTAAACAAATTTTGGGCCGTTAATCTACCGCTAATTAATCCCTGAATAGCATAATCATCAATTCTTATTTTAGAAAATTTTGCCATTTCTGGATCGCCCATTAAGGCTTTATATAAAATCCAAGTTTCAAAAGAAGACATGGCACATCTAACTTCTAAAACAGTAGCATTATAGATAGCACCACTATTCAGTGGGACTTGAACGGAAGCAAACATATCCATGCCGCCAGAAGCAACAGTTTGGTTTCCAATAATATATTGTGGTCTTATTCCAGAAGTCTTGCCCCAAATAGGATAAAAGTTGTAGGGCGACGACATACAATGTCTAGTTGCAGGAGCACCTATTACCATTTTTTGGGTTACTACGTCAGAAAATTCTTTTCCGAAATCGGCGGAAACTAATTTTTGTTCTCTTTCATACTGATTTACCATCTTCTTTATGGTATCTGGATCGGGTGGTAATCTTTTATCTATTACCTTAACCTTAATTACAGGTCTTCGTATAACTCCATTAGGCATTGCCCCAGTTTTAGGCTCAACAAAAACAATATAATCATGAGTAGCAATTTCGCAACATTCTTGAATAATGGAATTTAAAGATTGACTAGGGCTACCTTGTACTCTAAAAAACTCTGGAACAATTGGTATTAATTCCGATAGATCGACTTCGTATTCGGATTCTCCAAAAACAGCCCTGCCGCCAAATGGGTGTTCACCGCGAGAAATCTCTTCTATTAATTGCAATAATCTTATAGCAGGAAAGCCAGCAGAATTTGTGTCAGACGCACCAAAGTTTCCGCCATATTGATAATTTTCTAAAACGGCAAATGGATTCCAAACATTATTAATATTATTTGTAAATATGTAATTAAGCTCGGTAGAAAATTTATTTGCTGGCAAAAAGTTGTTTTCTTGTGGGTGAGTGTGACCAACCGGCGGGAAAGTAGTCCCCTGAAAACCATCTAAAATAATTTGAATTCCATCTAGCCATTTTGAAGGAGATTCTAGAATAACATCATATCTATAACCATCTAAAGATCTTTTATGAGTAAATCTTTGTAGGATTCCGCCAAATTCAAATTCGCCCCACTTAATACCAACTGCTGTTCCAAGCTCTGGAAAATTGGATTCTAGGTCGTATGGTCTTAATGGCCCGTCATTTTCAAAAACCAGCGACATTTGACAAGAGCCGCCATCAGCACCATATCCGGCGCTAGCAGAAATACTTTCGACATATGCACCAAACAGCATTGGTGCGGCAGGTACATTAACACTCATTCTTTAACCCATTCTATGCTCAAAGTATAAGACCCAGTATATGGCTCCCAGTTTTCATCAAAGTTTCTAGTATAAGAATCAGTTAACTTATAAGAATTATAAACTGAGGATAAATTAGGCTTATTAACTCGGTTGGATCTATTCATAACAACATTAATTTCTAATGATCTGCTAGATTCTGGCGTAGTATTCATATCCTGTATAATTGGCCCATCAACTTTTCCAATAATAGGTATTATTGCGATTGTTTGAACATCTTTATTTAAATTATTATCATTTATTTTTAAGGAAGAAGATATAGCGCCGGGCACAAATACTTCTTGATCGTTATAGGTATAACTAAAAGTTATAATCCCAGTGCCTTTATTTCTTCCTATTGTTTTTTGTCTTACTACATTTTGTAAAGTAAAACCGCTACCATCAACTGGATAATATGGTACTAAAATATTATATGATTTAGTTTCTAAATTACTTAAAACTATTTCGGCATTAGCAATCTTAGCAACAGCATTACTATTTACAGAAGATCCATCTAGGCCCTTTATCGTGCCGCTCAAAGTCATAGTAATAATGCCGGACTCTTCAACAGATGTCTCTATTTCCATATCTAAAGTTGCTGGCATATTAGATATAAACCAAGTCTCTGTAACAGAGTAAGAACCTTCAGACATATTGCATGTCGGAGTCCTAATATGATTATAGTGAGAATAACCAGTCCCAGATAAATCTGGGCACAAAGTTGAAACAACACTATCAAATTTTGTGGGATAAAAATAAGAAGAAGCTACAATTCTATCTGAATTATTTGCTACATCGGATGTAACAGGTAAAGATAAATTATTAACAACTCTAGTTTTTACCCACTCTGCGGCATTTTTCCAAGCGGGAGTAATCTCGGTCGCCGCAGAATTAATACTTTTAATACCATTAGCAGATATTGTGTGAGTTAACGTATAGGTCTTGTATGGAGTCCCGTCTGTCGCTGTATAAAATGATACTTCGTCTTCGTTTAAAGATAGCTCCCAAGACTCTTCTGCCGAATTTATTTTTAAACAAAAGCTCTCGTTATTATTGCTGGCTTCTAAATAAGCCTCAAACTGAAACGTATAGTCCGAAAACAAAACACCTAAACTCTGGTCATCTTGTTCTGGAAATTCAATGTTTCTAAGTCTTGCATCAACAAATATAAAGGGCTTATCCAGACCCCCATGAGGAACTATTTCTAGCTTGCCTAAATTATGAGATTTGCTAGATAGCGTCTGTAGATGCCATATCATTTGTTTATGTAGAGCGTTCTGCTTCTCTCCGTCTACGGTAGCATCAGCAGAAGAGGGAACAATGAGTCTGCCGCTAACGGTAATATTATAGCGATTTCCAAGATGTGTATCATCGCCAGCACTAATATATTCTCTAGAGATAGAATATTTTGGAAAGGGGTTTACAATAGACGGACTCTCAGCGACCCCTTGGTAAGAAAATCCTGATCCTATTTCAAACTCTTGTCCACTAATAGTATAAATAATAGCCATTAACTTCTATATCCTCTGATAAAAGTAGTAGTCCCACTAGATAATACACCAAAGCCAGTTTTTAATGACATATTAAAACCGGTAGCTGTGGGCTGGGTAGCATTTAAATATAGGTCCAGATTACCAGAGCTTGAAGCCTGCTTTATAAATAGAGATGTATTTTCTGATAATACTAAAGAATCATTAAACCCTCTGTTTGGTATTGATAATGGCATAGAGCCTGAATCATTAATTCCAGTATTGTTTATAACAAAATTAAGCGAACCAGTAGACGGAATGCCTCCAAATCCACCAAAGTTATATAAAGAAAAATCACCCGAGGCATTTCTAACTATTTGGCCAATATACAAAGGCATCGTGTTTATGCCACTTGCAGAATACGAATCCGGGCCAGTAATTTTTAGTGGAATATTATTTTCTACAGATGACCGGGCATCATCAAATACATCAATAAATAGATTTGCATTATTGGCAGAGAAAGATGATCCGTCTGTGGAGCCATAGATGATTTGACTAAAATTACCGGTAGAGGCAACTACATCTCTTGATTTAAGATACAGGGGCGCTACTGATTGAACAATGTTGCCAATATACAGGGGTATCGATCCGCTAGCAGTGTCATACCCCTTTATATAAGAGCTAAGGCTTGCATCGCTTAAATCTGGAACCTTGAAGAATAATGGCATAGCCCCAATAGGTCCCCCAACAATATGCTGGGAAAAATCTCCGGAAGCATAATATGCTCCATTAATTCTCAAATCTTGCGATCCGGAGGCTGGAGCCGAGGGGCCAATATATAGTTTAAAGTTATTATCTTTACCTTGATTTTGCAAAAATAAATTAATATCAGAGCTTATCGGTTCTGCGGTTTTTAAAAATAAATTAATATACGGAATAGAATCTACGGAATTAATATATAGAGGCAGCGTTTCAAGATATTGAACATCTAGACTTCTAGTGTTGGTAAAAATAGATGTTTCCGGGGTAGTGCCGAAATTATCTATTGATAAGACTTCATAGCTCTTAGAAAAAACGCCGTCTTGAGTTCCGTTAGTGCTATCGTTAAAAGAAGCTGTTGGCACGACACCAATGCCCATGATAGGATTCGTATAAGATAACTTACCGTCATAGACATAGGTAGAAGTATCCGCAGAATTGCTAACAATAATTTTATTGGCTGGATTGTTATAGTAAGTTCTAAAATAATCAAAACTAACAACCTTATTAAATTTACATTTATATGTATAGTCTACTTGAGATATCGGAGATGGAGGAGAAGATGAATAACCATCAAAAGTAATATCGATAATTCTCACATCGGCTCGGGCGCTAAAGTCTGTATTTATTTTATAATCCATCGGCTGATAAATAAAACCAACGATAATACTGGCTTCCACGTTTACGGATACGTCGTAGCCAATATTGCTTAAATCATCAAACTCTATAGTCTCTGTTGGTACGCCACTTCTTGTAATTGTTCTATTATCACTAGAATCAAGTATCAGATCGTCTTGTATGATAAAATCGTTTATGTCTACCTGAGTGTTATCTATAACAAAAGTATAATCTCTTCTAGCACCAGAAATCAAAATACTGCTGGCATTAATTAGTTTAGCCAAACATGATGTACCTTGGCACTCAGTCCATGTATCTCCACCGCTAGAGCTAGAATACAAGGAAGAATCAAATACTCCACCTTTTAAAAACGTCTGCTGATTATATCCGACACTACTTCTCCACTTCTTTTGTGCGTCATCGCTCGCATTAGGAGAACATAGGTTGTTATAAAATGGATACACTGTTGTCCTTGGATCTTTTTTAAATAATACAAGCTTTAAATTCACACCAGCACTAACGGATCGCACTTCCTCTAATTTAAGCGTGATAGAATTAAATTGAGTTATACCTTCGCTATTTATAGGTATATTAATAAAATAAATTGGCGCCCGGTAATTAATGGATGGAACACTTATGCTCTTATTATTTTCACAGTACAGATTTTTATAATCATCTAAATAATTATCGTATTTATGTATAGCACTAACTCTATCAAATTTAAGCTGACAGGTTGAAAGCTGGCTTGATTCGGCTTGATATTTTTCATCATAAGTAAAATATTTA